CCTCACGTCTGACTCGCGTGGCACGCGCATCCGCAAAGAGGGTCGGATGTCCGGCAAGAAGATCGACCTCGCCGTCGCGTCGATCATGGCCCTGGAGCGGGCCGTCCACTTCTCCGAGGTCGCACCGGCCCCGGTTCCGCAGTTCTTCAGTTAGGAGGCCCGATGGCGCGCATCCTGCAGGCTGTCGGCCTGCTCGCAATCGCGGCTGGCACGGCGTGGATCTTTCCGCCTGCCGGCTTGATCGTCGCCGGGGTCGCCCTGGTCCTCGTCGGCATCTCGGAGGCGCGCGATGCTTGAGCGACTCCTCGGCGGCGAGCGTCGGTCCATCACCTTCCAGGCGCTGTGGGCTTCTGGCCAGGACATGCCGCGCGGAACGTTCTCTGGCGTGACGGTGAACCGCGATACGGCGCTGAAACTGGAAGTCTTCTACGCCTGCGTGCGGCTCATCACCGACGTCGCCAGCACCCTGCCACTCGACACGTTCCAGCGCATCGACGGCCGCCGGGTGCCATATCGGCCTCGGCCGGAGTGGGTGGACCGTCCCGAGCCTGATCGCAGCGTCCCGCGGTCGGATCACTTCGGCATGGTCCTGGCGTCGCTGATGATCGACGGCAATGCCTTTGTCCGCGTGATCCGCTCTCCCTCGACGGGTGAGCCGGTCGCCTTGAGTGTCCTCGACCCGTACCGGGTAACGGTCCGCCGGGATGCGCGCGGCCAGATTGAGTTCGTCATCGACAACGGCGCCTTCGTCGTCCCAGAGGACGACATGCTGCACATCACCGAACTACGCAAGCCTGGCCAGTTGCGCGGCGTCTCGCGCGTGGACGAGCTGAAAGAGACGCTCGGCCTGACCGGCGCGCTGGAGCAGTTCGCCGCCAGGTTCTTCGGCCAGGGCTCGACGACCTCGGGCATCATCGAGGTGCCGGGAGAACTGAACGGCGACCAAGCGAAGGCGCTCCAGGATTCGTTCGAGGTCGGCCATCGTGGCCTGCGCAAGGCGCACCGGCCCGGCGTCCTGTCGGCTGGCGCGAAGTTCGTCAAGACCGGCGTGGACCCGAACGAGGCGCAGATGCTGGAGTCTCGGCAGTTCGCTGTCGAGTCCCTGGCGCGTGCGTTCCGAATCCCGCCGCACATGCTGCAGGTGACCAGACCTGGCGCCATGTCGTACGCCTCGGTCGAGGAGAACGCGCGGCAGTTCGTCACCTTCACGCTGCTGCCGTACATCAGCAAGATCGAGGAGGCGTACAGCACCCTGCTGCCGAGCCAGGCGTTCCTCCGGTTCAACGTGGACGGCCTGCTCCGCGGCTCCCTGGAATCGAGATACCAGGCCTACAGCATCGGCACCCAGTCCGGCTTCCTGTCCATCAATGACATCCATCGACTGGAGGACATGCCGCCGGTCGACGGCGGGGACGTGTACCGGGTGCCGCTGGCCAATGTGAACCTCAGCGCCGCCGACCTCGTGGAGACCTCCAAGAAGGTGGAGATGGCGCAGCGGCTCATCTACTCCGGCTTCGAGCCCGACTCGGTGATGCTTGCCTTGGGCCTGCCGCCGATCCAGCACACCGGCGTGCCGTCCACGCAGTTGCAGGCGGTTGCGCAGATCAACCCAGCCGACCCGCTGAGCGTCTACTGATGCCGTACTTCGTCACCGACCAGGCCGACGACTGCTCAGGCTGGGCGACCGTCAAGGACGACGGCGAGGTCATCGGCTGCCACGCCACCAAAGCCGACGCCATCGCGCAGATGGTCGCGGTCAGCCTGGCTGAAGGCCTTGAGCCGGGTGGCGAGCGCGCACTGCCGGACAACTACCGACCAGCCTTGGCCCCTGATGTGCCAGACGGTCGCGCGTGCGGGAACTGTGACTTCTACGACGAGGACCGCATCCAGGGCGACCGCGCCTGGTGCGAGCGCTGGGACGACTTCGTGCGGGGCGACTACTACTGCAACGCCTGGCAGCGGGACGTCGAGGACGACGAGGACGACCATCACGTCGAGGACGACGAGCCGGAGCAGTTGGGAATCCGTGCCGAGGTTCCGGCTTACATGGCCAGAGCGGCGCAGCGCGGACTGGACCTTCGGGCCGATGGCTTCGGCGGCGACGGCCTGACCGAGCAGACGATCCGCGAGGCCAGGCTCATCGCACGCGGTCAGATGTCCGACGCGAAGGTGATCCGCGCGAACGCCTGGGCGGCACGTCACGCCGTGGACCTGCAAGCCAGCCAGAACTCCGACCCCGACGATCCTCGCTGGCCCGGTGCCGGCGCGGTCGCCCACTACCTCTGGGGCATCGACCCCCTCGATCCGCAGCCAGCCCGGGCCTGGCTGGCCCGTACCGCTGAATCTCTTCAGGAGCGCACCATGCCAAGCAAAGTTGAGAAGCGCAGCATCACCATTGACGACTTCGAGCTGCGGCAGGCCGGTGATGGGATGTCCTTCACCGGATACGCCGCCGTCTTCAACAGTCCGAGCCAGCCACTGCCGTTCATCGAGACGATTGCACCCGGCGCCTTCAAGCGCAGCCTGTCCGCGCGCAACAACGTCAGGATGCTGCTCAATCACGACACTTCGCGCGTACTCGGCACCACAAGGGCGAAGACCCTGCGACTGTCGGAGGATTCCAAGGGCTTGCACGTCGAGGCCGACCTTCCCGAGACCACCTATGGCAGGGATCTGTCGGTGTCGATGCAGCGCGGCGATGTCGACTCGATGTCCTTCGGATTCTCGGTGCCGCGCAACGGTGACAAGTGGACCGATGATGGCAACCAGCGCACGCTCGTCGAGGTCCGGCTGCACGAGGTCTCCGTCGTGACATTCCCGGCCTACGAGGCCACAACGGCCTCGGTGCGCGATTACTCCGCGCTCGCGTTACGCGCTGAGGCCGACGAGGACGCTATCGCTGAGGCCATGGAGGCCCTCGTGGACGGCAGCCTCACCGAGCAGCAAGCCGACCTGCTGCGCGCCGTCGTCGACAAGGCCGCGCCGCAGGTGCAGCCGACCGGCACGCCGGTCTCGGTGCTGCAGAAGCAACTGGACTTGATCGCCAAGTCCATCTGAGTTTCGGCCAGGAGCCTGGCCGTAAGTCCCGCTCGCGGAGCCGCGGCGGTCGTCATCACTGCGATCACCCAACTCCAAGAAAGGGACACCCATGTCCAGTTATCTCCTGCGCCAGATCGAGGCGCGCCAGGAGGCTTGGCACGCTGCCAAGAGCCTCCTTGACCGGGCCGCTGCCGAGGGCCGTGACCTGTCCGCTGAGGAGGAGCAGTCCTATCAGCGGATGATGGCCGACATTGACAAGCGCGCCCAGGTCGTCGCTGACCTGCAGGCCGCTGAGGCCCGCGAGGCCGACATCGCCGCCAGCATGACCCTGGCTCCCGAGGTTCGTGCTGAGGGCCGCATCCAGCCGGTGCGGAGCGATGCCGACATCATCCGGGCGCTCGCGTCGGGCGAGATCCGGTCGTTCACCTTCGAGCGTCGCGACCTGAACAAGACCGACGACTCCAGCCTCCTGCCGCAGACGTTCTACGACGTGATGCAGGAGAACATGCAGACCGTCGGCCCGATGCTCGACGGCCGGTATGTCACCCTGCTGAACACCGCCTCCGGCGAGGACATCAAGGTGCCGGTGGAGTCGACCCGTCCGGCTGCGACCGCGATCGCTGAGGCGACCGCGATCACCCCGCTGGACCCGACGTTCAGCAGCCTGACCCTGAAGGCTCAGAAGGTTGCCGTCCTGACGAAGGTCAGCCGGGAACTGCTGACCGACTCCGGGATCGACCTGCAGGCCTACCTCGGCCGCGCCCTGGGCATCGCCCTCGGCATCAAGGTGAACAACCTGCTGACGGTCGGCACCGGCACTGCCGAGCCTCGCGGCATCATGGATGCTGCTGGTTCCGGCGTCGCTGGCACCGCGACCACGGGCGCCTTCACCGCGGACAACCTCATCGACCTGGCTCACAGCGTCGACGGGGCGTACGCGCGCATGGGTGCGATCTGGATGATGCGGCGCGCCACCATGGGATCGGTTCGCAAGTTGACCGATGCGGGCGGGTACATCTACCAGCCTGCCGCCACGGTCGGCGTGCCGGACAACCTGCTCGGGTTCCCGATCGTGGAGAACCCGGACGTCGCGGCCATCGGCTCGGCTGCGAAGTCGGTCGGCTTCGGCTGGGCCGGTTCGTACCACACTCGCGTCGTCGGTGGCCTGGAGATCGCCAGGTCGGACGATGCCTACTTCAACACCGACGAGATCGGCTTCCGCGCGACCATCCGCGTGTGGGGCGACCTCGGCCAGTCGGGTGCCTTCAAGTACTTCAAGGCACCGTGATCTGAGGGGGGCCGGGCAACCGGCCCCCCTTCATCAACACCAGGCGGGGCGAGTCTTCGCAGTGGGCTGCCGCCCCGCCTGGTCTCACTGCGAAAGGCACCACCATGGATCGTGCAGCACGTCGTCGAGCGGAGCGGGGCAACGGCAGGAAGGTCGCCGGGGTCTGGCTCAGCAATGCACCCTTCGCCCAGACCGGCTACGGGACGCAGACAGCGCAGGCCGTCAGCCGGATCATCAAGGACGGGCACCCGTTCGTCGTCGCGTGCAACTACGGCATCGAAGCCACCACGACCGAGTGGGAGGGTATCCCGCTCTGGCCGAAGGGGTATGACGCCTACTCGACCGACATGGCTACCGTGTACCTGCGCGACTGGGAGCGTCAGCACCCGAACGAAGCCGCGTACCTGTTCACCCTGTACGACGTGTGGACGCTGCGCAGCATCGTTGACATCCCGATCGTCTCCTGGGTGCCGGTCGATCACCTGCCGGTCCCGCCGGAGGTCCTGGCCTGGTGCAAGCGTCCGAACGTGACGTCCCTGGCCATGTCAAAGTTCGGCCTGGAGGAGCTGCAGCGCAAGGACGTCGAGGCCGAGTACGTCCCGCACGCCATCGAGACCTCGGTGATGAAGCCGACGGCTTCGGTGCAGCAGGACAACGGCAAGAGCCTCACGGGTCGGCAGATCATGGCCATCCCCGAGGACGCCTTCGTCGTCACGATCATGAACGCCAATAAGGGCATTCCCTGCCGGAAGGCCTTCGGGGAGCAGGTCCTGGCGTTCTCGATCTTCGCGC